CTATTGAGCGGGGAACATGCCCGCATTGATCAGCCCTGCATTGACCACCGCCTGGTGTAGCGCCGCCGCTGGATGCACGCCGTCTGCACTGCCCGGCCCGAGATCCACCCGCCATTTCCCTGAACCGCCAGGATCGGCGAAGACGCTGTCCACGTCGATAAGGCCACTGCAGCCCAGAGCGGCGCGGCCGGCTGACGTTCTCAAATACGCGTTATACGCCTCGCGCTGTGTCTCGACACCGGAGGCGGCCACCGACTGCGTGCCAGTCAGCAGCGTGGTCCCAGAGGCGATCGCACCGGCCAGCGGTGCGCTGAGCGTGATGACATTGGAAGTGAAACCAGTGATCGTAGTGCCGGGTGCCACCGCGGTCCCGAACGTCACCAAAACGTTGGCCGACGTCGTGCCCGTGGTCGTCCTGCTTAATCCTATGACCGAACCGGCAATGCTGCTGACAGTCGTGCCCAAGGCAAGCCCTGGTCCGTAAACCGCCAGTCCGACGCTCACGCCCGAGGTACTTGCCAACGTCAATGAGGAGGCTCCCGGGGCAGCAGTAACACTGACCGTTTGCGCGGTCGGTGCGACTTCCACGGTTTGTCCAACGGCCGGAGCGGTCGCCGGAGAACTGATCGTAATCGTGCCTGCTCCCGCGCTGGCGCCGCCGCTCGTGGTCTGGGTCGTCGCAGGGAACGCCTGATTTGCCAGCGTGGTCCAGCCGTCTGTACTGTAGCTTGTCGGTGGAACAGAGAAACACCAGACCCGTTTGCCGGCGGCGCCGTAGCGGGCTGCAATGCTCGTCACATAGCCTTCCACCATCGCGGCTGTCGCCGAAAACTGCTGTATATCATTGCGTCCCAATTCCACCAGCACATCGGTAACGCCAGTGTCTATGGTCGCGGCATACTGCCCGTCGCCGCGCGCCGCGAGCATTTGCGCCGTCTCCGAACCTCGCGCCGCGGTGATGAACGGCACATTATTCTCAAGGCTGCGCTGGATATAGCCCTGCAAATACAGCCCATCGGCAACATCCCCTGTGCCCGCACCGATGCTGTCTCCCAGCACGAGCACGGCTCCGGGCGCAGAGGTGCCAAGACCTGGGGTCACCAGACCAAGCACATACCAAGGGCACCAATACCCGCCGCCGGTATTCGAACCACTTGTCGGCGCCGACGTGAGATCGGTGAGCGTTGTGCCCCGTGTATCGAACTCATCGTACGTGATGCCATAGACCGTATTCGCAATGACCCGGCTTCCGGTTCCCGGATAATCCATCAGCATGATGCCCGGTGCAGAAAAGCTCGCCGCCGTCCGTATCCAGAATTGCCCACCAGCAGCAACCTGCACGGCGACGGGATCAGAGGTCGCCACGTCATGGCGAGGCGAGAACATCAGGCTTCGCACACCGCCAAAGGCAACCGGTGTTATCTGCCCGGCAAACGTAAACGACTGCCCGTTCGCCGTATTGGCCGTTGTTGGCGCGCTGAGAGTAATGGTAACGCTGGTCACAGAATTAGACGTGCCAATCAAGCGCGAAATGCCTGTAACATAGTCGCCGCCTGGTATTCCTGTACCCGTGATCTGCTGCCCGATGGACAATGCGTTGGAGTTAAAACTGCCACCGGCGAACTGCAGCGTTGATGACGGAAACGTTGTTGCAGAACTCGAAGCAATGGCAAACTGGTTGCTGGTCGGCTGAAAAATCGACGCTGTCAGAGTTGCCGAAATCAACCGGTCTTCCTCGCCCTGCTGCAGAAGGTCGAAACCCGCATAGACGAGTTTCAGCGCCGTGACCGAACCCCACGAGGGACTGGTGCAGGCAACCTGATCCATGATCGCTGTGTTGACCGAATCCGTGTAGGCGGCGGATCCGTTTACGCCCCGCCGCGAGCATATCGGTACCCAGAGCGCGCGTCCGGAAAGTGACCGCAGAGATTTTTGCGGCGTTACGGTCGAGGCATTCGTCGAATTTGCCGGCAGCGCCGCTGCTGACGCGAAAAGCAGTGCATGTGCTATCCTCCTGACTGAGGCCATCGCTCTAACCCTCCCAGGCTGAGACGATAGCCGCCACCGGCGAGTACACCGTAATCGCCCCACGATTTACATATTGACCACTTTCATAGAAAGTCCCGGCAGCAAAATAGGCGCAGTCAACGGCATTCGGGGCGGCAACACCGCCCAGGAAATTGATCCAGAGGTAACTGCCCTGTGGAACCTGCAACGCCAGGTAATGGCGACCTGCATTAACTGGAAAGAGTATGGTGCTCTGCTGAGCCGTCACGCTGAGAGAGCGCGACGTTGGCACGCCGCCAATCGGTATCGCTGGAACACCACCTCCAAGCACACCCCACACGCTTTTCAGCACAGCGGTCACCGATCCTGAACCGCCAGAGTAAGGTGCATCGGCCGGTGTGCCGAGAGCAGTCGCTGATGATTGTTCCGCCGTAATCTGGCTCTGCTGGTTTGTCGCAGTCGCCGACCCGCCGCCACCGGTCCCCCCTGTCACGACCAGCGGCGTCGTTGTGGTTCCGCACGGAACCACAATATTGCCGCCAGTCTTGCAGTGCAGGACCATGGCTGGCGCCCGGGTCAAGCCGTCCTGCAGAACAAAGGGAGTGCCTGCCAATACCTCTCGCGAACAAAGGATGAGAACCAAAGCGCATAATAAACGCATCATCTTTCTTACCCCTGCACATTCGCGTTATAAGGGATCTGCACTGCCAGAAAAGTTCCTGCACGAGCCTAGCGCCGAGAGAAGTGGTTCTCGACAAGCCAATGGTAGAAGGGTTCGGCAAGCCAGATCGCCATGCTTCCAACAACCCCGATGCTGAATACGACGCCGGCTACACGCGACCTAAGCGCAGCGATCTCGGAAATCGGGCGTCTCAAGGCCTGCACGGCATGAACGAGATCATCGACCGCACGAGAATTTTCCTTGGCTTCGGCACGAAGTGCCTCGACATCGTGCTGCACGATGCATATCACACAATCCAGTTTTTCCTCGAGGTCCCCATGATCATTCCTCAGGCTAGACAGGTCGGATCGGAGGTATCCATGCAATTGCTCGCTTTGCTCGTGCCTGAGCCGAATGGTATCACGCAGCGCATCAATGCTGCTGACCACCTCGCCCATTTGTTGAAAGAGCGCGTGAAGATCAACATCCGTCATAGTTGCCCTTTCACCCCCAAGCTTATTGGCATCAAAGACTCGCCGGAACCCGCTGAAAATCTCCGCTCCCGCGCTTGGCGGGAGAGTAAGGGACTCAGCCTGTCAGGCTGGGACGGCGACGGCTCAACACAGCAGTATCGATGCTAGGCTCCAGGCCTGCCATCGAATGTTCTTTTTCGAAACAAAGAACCAAAAGAGCCAGACTTTTCGAACTGGTCGTGCACGCGGACCGGACCGCGCCAGACGACCAAAATTTTTACTTTTTTGAAAAAGAAGGTGTTCCTTCCTGCTCCGCGCCAACTGCTCAGGCGACGCTCAAGACACCACCGTTGTTCCACAGCTGGTTCGACCCACTCGCCGGCTTCGATGTCGGCAGCCCCGGCGCATAGAGTCCGCCCGAAGGCGAGAGCCACAGCGCGCCGCTCGGCTGAATACCAAGCCCACCCGAATTCGTCTTCATTAGGGTGAGGTTGCCCTGTGTAGCATTTTGAAACTCTACCCAATTAACCGCATTCGGTGTGCTGACAAGGCTAAGCATGTTGCCGGAGCCGACACTGCCACCGGCCGCATTGATATAAAAATTGCCACCCTTGGTCTGGATGACGCCTGCAACGGTCCCATCCGACCCATCGAAACACAGGATTGGCGGGTTCGTTGTTGTCGCCGGCTGATGCCGGATGAAATTGGCAGCACCAGCTGTAGAATTGATCCGAAAGAGAATGTTCCCGGCGCCGTTGGTAAACAGATGATCCTTCGTCTTTGCCAATCCTGCCGGCACGCCGGATGCAGCCGGCGTTATAAAGGTGATGTAGTTTGCGTTCTCCTGAGGCGTGTTGTCGATAACGGCCGTCGCCAGCGGCACATTACCCAAGTTTAGCGCGAAAGTCGTCAGCGCGACTGTTCCGTTGCTGCCGCTGATCTCGATGACTGTTGCCATATTCTCGAAGTGGCACGCGCCGATCACATTACCGGAGGAGTTCCAGGTACTCTGGAAACCGAATGCGACATCCTGTGAATTGCCGCCCGACGGCCCACCGACAAAATTGCATCCCATCACATTGAAATTAGAACAGTTTGTCAAGTCGAAGAACGTTTGAGATGTATTCGGCCCGCTATCACGGGTGATATCAAGGCCGACAAAGAACCCGTCCGTTACGTTAGAGGCTTGTACCGTTCCAAGATTTGTATTGACCTCTCCGTTCGCCACCCAAAGCCCAAGCAGCAGGGCCTTGTCGGCCTGGTAGCCAGCCCATGTCGTTTCATTGGTCTGTGCAAACAAGTAATCAACCCCCACTACCAGGGGGCTGGTCAGATAGATGCCTTCGCAATAGCCAGTTTGCAGAACGACAGCATTGCCGTAGTAGGCCTGCACGCCATGGATACGCGTGTCCACTGACTGATTCAGTTCAAAAACCGCCGACGTCGTGGCCCCGGCCGCCGCCGGCGGCCCGAACCAGGAGACGTTGTTGATCTGCGTGCTCCAGCAATTATTGAGCACAAACCCGCGCAGAAACGTTTGCGGAAATGGCGAGGTCCCATTGGCCGCATTTGGATAGCCAAAGCACTCAATCTCGCCAATGACGGCCGAGACATAGCCGAAGCCGCCGATACTTGGATAGGCGATCCTCGCCACGGCCGCCGTCTGGCCGGCGCTGCTCTCGGCGTAAGCCGAGAAGTCGTGCAAAATCACTTTGTCGAATACGTTGCCCGGAGCAAAGTCAAGTCCAATGCCGGTATGGGCAAAATGCAGCCTGGTCTGTCCACGGCCGGCGCCACGGATTGTAACCCCTTTGCCGTCAAGCACCAGAGAGCTCTCAAACCAATAGTCGCCGGCTGGTATAAAGATCTCACCCGATCCGCCGAGGCTCGCAAAGGCGGCAGCAAAGGCGCTCGTGCAATCGGCGCCTCCGGTCAAGGCGCCAAAGTCCAGCACATTCACGGTATCCAGCGTCATCGCACCCAGAGTGCGTGCCGGCGCTCCTGCCGCCACGGTCACGGTCGCCAATGTTGCAGACCCTGCCAACGGCGCCGTCACCTGGCCCTGGCTGTTCAACGCGGCAAATCCGCCGCTGGGTATCTTGGCGCTCAGTGCTGCCACGTCCGCCTGTGCGGTCGTCAGGCCGGTTCCCAAAGTACCAAGCTGGCTGGTAACCGAGGCATCCGTACTGGCGGAGATGGTCCCGCCACTGCTGATGGCGACATTTGTGCCGGCGCTGAACAGCCCTCGAAGCAGCGGTATCGCCAGACGGCTCGGCGTGCCGGACGCATTGACGATGACATCGTCGGTCAGGCTGAGCGCCGCTTGAACGGCAAATTCCGCGTGATCTCCGCCGTCAGCCACCAACGACTCGCTTTGCAGAGCAAGACCGGTCGATACATACACAGGTTCCGGTCCACCGGGTCCGAGCGACACCCGCCCCAGCAACGTCTGGCTGGGGATTTCGATCGCCGGCTGCACCGCGCCAAGCAGTTCGGCGATAGTGACGGAACGTGTGATACCGGACTGGCTGAGCGGTATTTCATCCTGCGAGCCGGTACTCGTCGCCGGCGGAAGCTGTGGTATCGTCACCATAATAACCGACCTCGTCGAATGGTTGCGATCAGGCGATGGCGGCCCATCCGGAGCTGCCACTACCGGAGAGTTTGATCCAAAGCGTGTTGCCGGCGCCGCCATCGAGGTTCCGGAAATCCGAACCCGGTGCCGCGGCCAACACACCCTCAGGGGAACCCCGGCCAAGACAGGAATTGTAACCGCCGGGCTCGCCGGCGCTGGCAATCGTCAGACTGCCCCCTGAGGCTGGCCGCACCGTGACGTTGCCACTGCCGACGCTTTGCAGAACAGCGCCCCCATCACCGGTCGGCAGCAGATAATCCACCGGTGGCGACTGCACGGCGCGCCACTGGCCTTGCACGCCTTCAAGCTCAACCGCGCCACCCGCCGGGATGCTCATGTCATAGCCGGTCCAATTCTGCAGAGGCGGCATCGAACCGCTCTGCATCAGGCGCACTGCGCAATGGCACGTCAATCGCAAGCGCCTGCCCGCCAACACCGGCAGCCCGACAGAGCCGGTTGCCGTCGCCCCCGTGCCATCGCCAGAAATGCTTACCTGCAGAGGCGAACCAATAGCGCCATATCCGGAGCCAGGGTTCGTCACCATCAGCCAAACGATCTGACCGCCCGACACGACGGCCTCTGCCGAAGCACCTGTTCCAGAGCCTTCCAGGCTGACAGAGGCGGTCGTGTAGCCGCTCCCGCCGTTCATTACACGCAGAAACATCACTTGACCGAGCGTATCGACCTGATGCTGCGTCAACAGACTAAAGATGCCTGGCGGCGCGCTTGTGACAAGCACATCGTCCGCCACCTCAGGCAGCACCAGCGCCGGCAGGCCATCAACTGAGCTCGATTGCAAGGCGGATTGAGCGATATTGTTCCAGCTGTTGCCTTCGACAATCGCGCTATCGGTATGCAACCAAAGGGCCTGGCTACCAAGCGCGCTGCCATAGCCATTCACGGCATTCCGCGTCACCGCCGCGCCCTGCGTACCATCCGCAACGAGCACTCCAACCGACTGCGCAGTGGAAAAGCCGATCCAGTTTGCGTCCACGGTCACTCCGGAGGTTGGGGTCGCGCTGACCAAGGGTTCGATGCCAGAGATCGAGATGCCAATGCCATTGCTGGCCAGATAATTCTCACCAATGCGCAAGTTGTTGCAGCCGCCTGCAAGAACACCAACTCCCGCGTCAGACACATGATTGCCGGCTACGAGGGAGGCCAGCGAGCCTCGGCAATCCAAACCCACGGCACCGCCTTGAACCACATTGCCGCCCAACCGCGAAGTCGCAATGCGCGCCAAAATCCCGCCGCCAAACGCCGCTGTCCCGTTAGCCCCCACAGTGTTCTCGATCACCGCTGCGCCATTGGCCGCAACAGCCAGACCCCACTGCGCATTACCGGTTGCACGATTTCCGGAAACGACACAGCTCACGCCGCTCTCCGCCGGCGGTCCGCCAACCCCCCAGGTTCCGACAGAAACCCCGCACCGATTCTGCAAGCATATATTGCCAACAAGCCGCGAGGCCGTTCCCGCCGCAATGGCAATGCCATCTCCGCCATTATTCTGGCATAAGCTGCGAGTGACCGTCACCACGCCGTTACCGCTGGCTGAAATGCCGTGAAAGCCGTTTCCCTCGGCGATACAGTCAGCCACGCTATGCTGTGCACTCGGTGCGCAATCGAACAGCAACCCTGTGCCCTGAGTAGCGCCTGCACAATCGAGAAACTGGCAGCCAGCAAAAACTGCCGAACCGCATCCAGCCGTTACGTAAACACAAGGCGCGTCATCGCCAACCAGGCTGCCCGCATCGAAGATGACGCCCTCAACAAAGCACGCCGGTCCAGCAACACTGATCCAAGCACCAACCGACGAAGCCTGTATCCGCCGCAACACCGTAGCGCCGCGCACGCCAAGCATGCTGAGATTGCCGCGCGCCGATAGCTGACCATTGACGGCATAGACGCGCCCGCCCAAAACCAACGGCAGGCCACTTGCCAAAGCGAGTAAGAAAGCCGCTGTATCATCCGTCACGCCATCACCGGCCGCACCAAACGTCTCTATCGTCACGGCATCGGCAAACAGATCGGCGATCCGCCGAGCCGCAGGTGCGCCGGCGATACTCGCAACAAGCCCGGACCCGTCGATCCCAGGCACCTGCGACAAACCGGCCATGAACTGCCCATAGGCTGCAGCAACGTTCTCGCCGCCCTGTGCCATTGCAACCAGGTCACTCGTCTGCGGTGCAGCAGCGGCGGAGAGTGCGCTCACAGCAAAGGCGGCCGGCGCGCTCAATGCCCCCTGGGCCAGCGTAAGATTAGCGCCAATCTGGATAATCTCCGGCGCCCCAAGCCCCGCGCTCATTCGGCCAAGCAATGTCCCCTGAGGTGCCGCCAGAGCCGCCTGAACACCAGCAAGCAACTGCGCCCGTGTCGCAGAACGCACAATGCCCGACTGGCTCAGCGCAACTTCGTCGCCATCTGAAACGGAAACGGCAGGAGGCAGTTGATCGATCATCGGCATGAGCGGAAATCCTGCCTCAGCTCGTGGTTATCGGGTTGTCATTCTGATTGGTGATCGGGTCGCCATACTGGTCCGTAATGGCCTGCGGCGGCACGCTCTGCGTAGCCAAGGACAGAACGGGAAGCGCCAGCGTCCGATTGATGGTCCGGCCACTTTGCGTACCAACCATCACAGTCACCGCATAAGTCGTTCCAGGAAATCCCTGCGCTAGCCACAGAATTGCCAGGGTTCCCTCAGCGCTGGACGAGTTCAGCGTCAAATCGCCCGGATTGTTCGGAGAAATCTCCACATCCAGTGTCGCAATGGAATCCCCCTCGTTTCCCGCTAGTGCCTCGGAAAGATCGAGCACGTAGTCGAGAACGTCGCCAGGGTCCTTGATCGGCCAAGCCAGCGGCTGAGGCGCGATCTGCAAGGTGCCGCGTGGAATCGCCCCGAACCCGTCGAGAACGATCACACGCGCGGTGCATGGAACCCAGGTGATGCTGGCCGGTGTCGGCATCGGTGCCCTCCTTCAACCCTTCAGCGCTGAGGCCGCGTCTGCCACCGGCACGCCTTCCGGCGCGCGAATTCGCTCGCCATCCCAAAGCCACCCCTCGAGAACTTCCTCCTGATCAGTCACATCCACCCATTGCAGATCCGGATGAAAAAGCTCGTTGATGCCTCTGTCGGTGTGCAGGAGTTCGCAAATGGCTCCATCTGCAACCCGGCCCCAAATGCGCATGTCACCACTCCACCAATACAAGTCCTGCACCACCCTGGCCGCCGAGCCCGCCACCAATGCCGCCGGCGCCACCACTCCCAGGCGTAGTACCCGAACTGCCGTTCACATTTCCGGATGCGGCGCCGACCGCGCCAGGTGCGCCGGCGCCGCCAAATCCAGCGCCGCCCCCTCCGCTCACCCAGTTGCTGCCGGCCTGAAAACCGCTGCCCCCAGCGCTGCCCGTCAGGGAAACTGTCCCACCGAAGCCGCTACCGCCCGCAGCCCCACCCACCCCGGCAACGCCGGAACCACCGAGCGCCCCCGCAGCGCCTCCCGTCGCCGAAGCCAGGCTGCCAAAGCTCGATGTGCCGCCAACGAGCGCGTTGCCCGCGCCGCCGTTGCCGACAGTTACGAAGAAACCCTGGCCGGGAGATACCGAAAAAAAACCCTCGCAATAGCCGCCGCCCGCAGCACCGCCACCGGCACCCCCGAACCCCGCTCCGCCCGGCCCGCCGCCGCCCCAAATGCGCAACCGCACCGCCTGCACGCCGGCAGGAACCGTCCACACGCTCTGATTGGCCGGTGTAAACGCAGCAAGATTCCGCGTCCCAGGAGACAGCTGCGGCAGCTTCCAATTTACGAAAGGCGCCGATGGCAACGTCACGATGTTGCCCGGTCCAACCGTTGTTTGCCCGTAATAGACGCTGATGACGTAAAGCCCCGCCCAGCCGTCATCAACCGAGGGCGTCTCCTGCGACCCCGCCGGCCCCGGTGGCCCGGCCTTCATCTGTATCTGCACCTGCTGCAGCCGTTGCGTATTCTGCGGCGTCCCTCGATTGTTAGGTGGCCCACTGTAAGGCTGTGAAGGATTGCTCGAGTTATAGTAGGGCAACACAACCGGTGTCGTATCAACCTCGAGCAGGCTGGCTTCGATGAGATAATTGATGCCCTGCCCCGGTACAGTCGGCGCAGTCGTCGTGAACGTCGCAGGCGAAAGGCTGATGCCCATGCGCAGCAGCGGCAGCGTCTCGGCGGCCAACGACCCAAATGGCGAGCTATCCACCACGCCCAACTGCGTCACGCTACCTGGTCCCACCACAACCGAAAGCGAACCCGGCTGCGTCGCGACGCAGGTCAGGCCATCGGCGACAATGCTAGTCCCCAGCGTCGCCTGTGCCAGGTATCCCAGCGCCACCATCACGTTGCGCTCTGTATTGAGCAGGTCCGTATCCAGCGGAATGCCGCCGGGATAGACGATCTGTCTGTCCACGATCCCAATACCTCTCTGATGATTTACCCAAGCGCGAGCGCTCAGCCCGCGATGTTCATCCAGGCAATGCTCGCAGCAGGCAGTATCTGCGTAACCGCCTGCTGAATATCGGCATCGCTGACCACCGTCGTCACCATCGACAGATCGCCGTATCCGGCAATGCCACCAGTGCCATACCCGGCCAGCAGGGCAATGCCGCCCCCGGCCGGCCGGAATGCCGTGACGAAAACCTGATAAGGCAACTGTAGCGAACCCCATCCGCCTGCAACGCCATAGCCGACGCCTCCTAACGAATATCCGCCCGTATCACTTGTCCTGGTAGGCTCGAATATGACCGGCGGGTTGCCGGTAAGCTCAGTCAGGGCTAGCGCCAGCGCTGCACGTGTCGCGCGCGGACGCAGCAGCTCCTGATCAATGCGTACTCTAAACAGAGTGTCGGCCTCAGCGTTTCGCCTCGGCAGAGCCGTGCCAAAAAAATCCGCGCTGATCATGTCCAGAAAGCCACCACTAGCGGTGGCGATCCTCGCCTGTGCCCGCACAGTTTGAAGCAAGCCGTACATGATCGACCAGCATGTGCCAAGCCCAGCCAGCACGGCCCGGAGCAGCGGCGCAGCATCGCCAAACCAGCGCGCCGGCAGCACAGCCTGCATGCGCGCTGCCATGTCGGGTGGGTCACCGATCATTTTATGTCAGCCCAAGTTCAGAGAGGAAGAAAAATCCTCTTTTTTCAAAAAAAAGAAGCAAAAAACTTTTGAATAACGGAACCGAGCCTGCTCCCAGGCCGACACGAAATGACTAGGAGCTTCTTTGGTTCTTCTTAAAAAAAACGTGCTTTTTTCAGTTCACCATGACCGAGCTAGCAATGATCACCCCATTCACCGGTGCAGTCACATCGGCCCCAGCTCCATTGATCGTAGTGCCGACAACACTCATCACCGACGCGTCGGCACCATGCGCCAGCGCATCCAGCCTGGATATTGCCAGCGTCCCACCCATGGGCAGCGACGCGATCCAGGCAAAGATCGCCTGCTGAACCTTGGCCGCCACTGCGGAGGCCGTCCGAGGGTTTGAAGTCTCCAGCGTCATCTGCACCGTGACGGAGACCACGACCGGTGGTGTCACGGCATAGGTCGCTCCAAGCGGCCGCACCGATTCCACGGCCTGCTGCACCTCACTGATCAGCGAAGCAGAAGGCGACCCGGTTCCGTCATCGACGGCCACAACAAAATGTCCTGGAAGCGTATCACCTAGGCCATCCTGATTTTCCACAATGCTGTAACGCAAGCCCTGCTGCACGGCCAGGATCGCATTACTGAGTGCTAGCGGCGTCGCCAAAGAGCGGCTGTTGATGTAAGCCTGAAAGCGCAGGCGCAGCGACGCATCGCTCTCCGGATCAATGCCGCCGACGGTGGGCAAGGCATTGTTCACCATATCGACGCCCGGAATGGCGGAACTCAGCAGCCCGATTGCGCCGGCTAGCACATTCCCTGCACTACCTGGCACAACAGCCTGCACCGGTACATCAACCGATGCCAGCTGTGCCGGCAGACTATAGACAGCAACACCGTTCAACACGGTGCTCGACGCACTGGCAACAACCACAAAGCTCTCTGTACCATCAACCGTGCTCACGATCGTGCCCACTGGCACCACTGTGTTCAGCCCGATTGTGTAGCGTGCAAACGTCACGATTCCATCCGCCGCCGCACCAGGAAGTCGGAAGAACGAGAAGTCCGCCATCCAGCTGTCAAGGTCCGGCCCGTTGCTAGTAGCCGCCCGGGTCATCGACAGAACCTGCAGTATCAGCCACTGCATCCAAAGCGCGATGGAGGCGCTGGCCTCAAGCAACGCCCGCAGCACGCTGCCAACCGAAAGATCGATCAGTTGCTGCGCGCCGCCTTGCACCGCGGCGGCCATCTGCTGCACGAGCGCCGAGAAGCCGCTGAGTGGAAGAAGCATGTCAGCCACCCACCTGAAAAGACAGCACTTCGGTCGAGCCCGTAGCCGAGTCGACATAACTAATTCGCACCATCACGCTCCCATCGGCATTGCCCTGAACATCGATCTGCGGCTCAGGCACGCGCGAGACCGCCTGCTCCTTGAATATCTGGCTGCGAACAACAGCACGGATTGCCAGGGGATCTACCGGCGTACCGACGAACTGAGCCAGCCCTGCGCCATAGGCCGGTTGCCAGATGTAATCGCCCGCATTGGTCAACAGCCGGCGCAGCACGCGTTGCTGGCCAAGACTGGTGCCAGATGCCAGCGCGATATCACCTGTGGGCCCTGCCGAAAGGTCAGTGCTCCACAGCAGGTTTGCATCCTGCATCCATCATTCCCCAGCGCATACCAAAGCCATAGAACGACAAAAACGCCTCTCCCGCGCTTCGCGGGAGGGAAGGGGCCCAGCCTGTAAGGGCTGGGAAGGTGAGGGAGGGCCGACGGCAAATGAAAATGAGCGTCAGCGCAGCCTGCCATCAGTCCGAAGGCGTTGGCGTCACATCCGAAGGCGGATGCACATGGTCATTGTAATGCCCGCGCAGACGCGACAACGCACCGTCGCCATCGTAAACATCGCCACTCACATGCAGATCGCCGGTATGATTCCACGACGGCGCAGAGCTCGCGATCGTCCCGTCATTCAGCAGCTTGATAAAACTCCCTGATTGATGCACGAGCCAGCACTCACCGCTGGCGGCTGGCGGCGCCGGCGTAGCACTCGACCACAGCCGTCCCACCACCAGCCCGTGCTC